TAACGGCGGGACTTATGTCCATCCCCAAGTGGCTGTCGACCTTGCTCGCTGGATCAGCGCACCGTTCGCCGTCTGGATGGACGGATGGTTTCTAGAAAGCACTCAGCAGGTCCAGCCTGCACCCGTTGCTGCTAAGCCCGTCCTTGGAAGGGCTCAGGAGGTTTCTGCCATCTATTTGATGATGGCTGAAGAGCTGAAGAAGGTTGGCGTCAAACCGGGCATTGCTGTCGCATCAGCCTTCTCTTCGATCCAACAGGAGACCGGCATTTCAACAGCAGGCATGATGAAAAGCTTGCCTCCTATTGATACAGATGCCCCGCAACTAAATCCATCACAGCTTGGCGAAATCCTTGGGCTTTCAGCTAAAGCTGTCAACAAAAGGCTTGAGGCTGCTGGCCTCCAGTGGTGGACAGGTAAAGGTGTCTGGCAGCTAACTGAAAAGGGACAGAAGTATGGCGGCGCATTCCCCTATTCCAAGAACAACCACACCGGGTTTCAAATCCGCTGGGTCAGGGATGTCACAAAAGTAATCAAGGATTAAATCAAACAACCATGCAACGCACTAATGGCAAGCCCTTCTATTCTCAGGCTGACGAAGACGCAGCGATTCAGATCCAGTTACTCACTGAGATCAAGCAACTCTTACTTCGAGTTGTCAAAGTTCAAGAGCCTCCGACGCTTCCAGATATTCCGTCGCCAGCTCCGCGCCGTGCTCCTCGAAAGGTTCGGAATGCAGAGCTGTGAGTTCGTGCTTCCGCTGAGGCCCATCAGCAAAGCAAGGCCAAGATCCTTTCAGGGACAAGCTCGGCCCTACATGCCAGCGGCTTACAAGCAGTGGATCAAGGACGCTCGGATGCACCTAGGCGAGTGGTGGACCAATGCGCCACTGGAGCACATTGATGAGCTAGTTGTTCACTTCTACGGCCCAGCCAGGGGGGATCTAGACAACAGAGTGGGCTCATTACTTGATGCCATGAATGGCCTGGTCGTTGTTGACGACAATGTAAATGTGGTGCCCCGCATGAGGCTTGCATTCACCAAAGCCAAGACTGCGGACGCTCGCATTTACATTCGCCTGACATGGAGGGATCAATGATTATTTGCGAAACATGCGGCCACATGCAGTCAACAATTAAGGAGACAAGAAAGCGCGATGGGTACATCGAACGCCGTCGCACATGTGACAACTGTGGCCACGGAATGATCACTAAGGAGTTCAGCGCAAGCTCGATTTCTAAGCTGCTAAATGAGGCCCAGGAGAAAGCATTAGACGTTGCCGTCCAGCTATTTGGAGGGCGATGAGTGATAATTCTTCCTCTCGTTTTATTCGTCACTCTGCCTGCCCTAGCTGCGAAAGCAGCGATGCGTTGGCGGTCTATGACGATCACGAACATTGCTTTTCCTGTAATTACGACAAGCAATACAAGGAAAAAAGCGAAGCACCTTCCGAGGCGAGATCTTTTTCGCCAATGAATGAGATCGCTTTTGACCTGACCGAGCCACATAGGGGCTTGGATAAAAGGACGCTGGACTCCTATGGCATCGGGTTCAAAGATGGATTTATCGTCTATCAGTACCGGGACAGGAACGGCCAGCACGTCGCTCAAAAGATCCGGGCCATCGAGCCTGGTGATGACGGCAAGCGCCTGACCCAATGGAGGGGATCAGCTAAGGAGGCCACTGGCTTCGGCCAGCATCTGGCCAACCCGGCCAAGCACAAGGCCATCGTGATCTGCGAAGGCGAACTAGATGCGCCCAGTGTCTATCAGGCTTTCGGCGGCAAGGTTGCAGCAATCTCAGTGCCCAATGGTGCTCAGTCAGCAGGCAAATTTGTCCGCGATCACCTTGATGAGTTCCTGAAGTTTGAATCTGTCGTCGTCTGTACTGACAACGACCAGCCAGGTAATGCTGCGGCCACTCAGATCATGGATCTGTTTGAACCCGGCAAGGTCAAGCGTGCGGTGCTCCCCTGCAAGGACGCCAACGACACCCTCCAAGAGATGGGCAGCCATGTCCTGAAGGAAGCCGTTGAAGCAGCGCGGGAGATCAGGCCAGACGGCATCAGACCAGCCAGCGACTACGCCGGACTGGTCCTAAAGCCACCTGATCGCAGGGCTACTGACTGCGCTTTCGCGTTCTGGAATCAAAAATGTCCCTTTTATGACAACCAGTTGATCATCTTGATTGCTGGCTCAGGGATCGGGAAGACCACGTTCGCCAGAACGCTGTGTCTGCACGACATGGAACGCGGGATCAAGTGCGGTTGGATCGGCTTAGAGGAAACAGCTGAAGAAGCTGTGTTCCGCTTTGTTGGTGCTGCTGCCGGCATCCAGCTCCACGCAAGGCAGAGCTATGGCGAACTCAATCCACAGCAACTGCTGGACATTGAACAGGCTGATCGCTTTGTTACTGGCAGCGGAATGCTGGAGCTATTCGATCACTTCGGAAGCTTGGACGAGGAATCAATCCTCAACCGGATGAACTACATGGTCAGGTCGCTGGCTTGCCAGCACATCTACCTCGATCACCTGACGATCATTGGCTCCGGTTTAGCCCAGGACACCCGCCACCTGGACAGCTTGATCACAAAGATCAGGTCGTTTATTGCTGCAACTAAATGCACTGTGTTTGCTATCTCCCATCTCTCCCGATCACCGGGGCAGAATTTTGAGAATGGCGACATCCCTGAGTTGCAGAACATCAGGAATAGCCACTCAATCGTGCAACTAGGAGATACGATCTGGGCGCTAGGTCGCAAGCGTGGCACGCAGCTGACTCACTCTCACTGCTTGAAAAACAGGATGCTCGGTCGTCTTGGCTACGCGGGATCTTTTGAATTTGACGAAGGAACTCAACGCCTTGATCACAAATGGGTAGACCAGGCAAGCAGCTTTTGAATTGGACTGATCTGACGATCGGCCAACTCGTTCACTTCTTTACCGGCGCAGGCTGGAAAAAGGCAACAGTCCTGTCAAGGACAGACCACTCAGCAAAAGTTCTTTTCACTCAAGGAAACAATGAGCGACACATCTCTATCACTGACCGACGAAACATCAGGACAAAAGATCACGAGACTGGAGGAGCTATGCCGCAGGACCGAGCTGGAGATCATGACCGGAGACATCAAGAGTCTTTTGATTTGGGCCTATGAGAGCTACAACGATTCCTTTAAGAGGAGTGATGTAAAAGAATCGATGTACTGGGACGGCTATATCCGTGCGCTGCACCACGTACTAGAAGGGATTGGTCAGTGATGGCAGTATCAACAGCATCAGTCGTTAACTGCCCCAAGTGCGGGACTCAGACCGCAACGTACTGCTATGGCACCAAGAAACCTGACGTAAAAATCAGGTACAGGAGATGCCCTAAGTGCGAAAACCGACTCAAGACAATTCAACGCTTGGATGACCTTGAGGCAGGTGAAAAGATTGTCCCGACCATGACACCAGACGAGCAAGGAAAGTTTCTTGCCGAATGCAGGGCCAAGTCTGCACGACAAAGAGGCAGGCGAAAAGCCATGAAACAAATAAAACTAACCGAACGAGATGTAGCTGAAATCAAGTACCTCATTCACAACGGCATCCAAACGCAGGCTTACACCGCCATGCAGTACGGAGTGGAGAAAACATCCATCCATCGCATTGCGACTGGTGCTTGCTTTGCTGACATCCCAACTCCCAAATCATTGGCAGATCTATGAACATCTACATCGACATTGAGCCTGAAGCATTTGCTGCCAGCAGGCGGCATGAGTTTGAGTTTCAGATCAGCGACTACAAATGGACGTATCACACACGAATTGATCATTGCCTCAAGGATCTGGTTGGTCAATTAGAACAACTGGAAAAACATGCACCGAACCACACGCAAGTGCTGTGTCTAGGGCACAAGAACAATTTCAGATATGCAATCTACCCTCGATATAAAAGTAATCGCAGAGGGATCCGCAAGGCAGCAGGCTACGGAGCCTTGAGGGAATGGCTGGCCAACAACTACGAGTCCGTAATACTGCCCAACGTCGAAGCTGACGACGCCCTGGGCTTGATGGCTGGCCCTGATGACCTGATCTATTCCAAGGACAAGGATCTGCGCACCATTAAAGGAGTCCACATGGAGTCCAATGGTGAGCTGACAGAGGTGACGGAGCTAGAGGCCAACCGCAATTTCTATAAGCAGGTCTTGACCGGCGACGCCACCGACGGATACCCCGGATGCCCAATGGTGGGCGCCAATGCCAAGTTCTTCAGCAGCGACGATTGGCTTCAGTGCTACACCGAGATCGATTTCTGGCAGCTTGTGCAAGGGCAGTATCTATTGGCGACCAAGAAGCTATTTGATCGCCATGAAGTGACAGACCCGCTCAAGTTCTGCTTGCAGATGGCCCGTGTCGCTCGGATCCTTAGGCCAGGTGAATACGACCACGACAGAGAGAAGCCTGTCCTGTGGGATGGGCCGAGTTAGAACTGGGTGGTCTACGCCCCCGTACTAGATGGCAGGCCCTATTCAGCTGACCGACGCGGCCAAGTATTACCAGCAGGAGCCTCAACAGGTTTCTGCCTTTGAATGGCTCCAGCAACAGCAAACGGCAGAAACAATGGCCGAGTTTGCTGAGAAATACAGAGCAACCCCACCAGCTCCACCCCAGCCTGAACCTCAGCCCGGTTACATCACGCCGCAGCTTATGCAGGGAATCACCGGGCACCCAGCGTCGTCGTTTGATGCGACGTTCTGCAATGACTTCAATGACATGTTGGAAAGTACTGGGTTCGACCAGCACCTGGACGCGATGCAGATGCTCATGGCGAATCTTGCCCACGAAAGCTGTGGTTTTGTCTACATGAAAGAGATAGATAGCGGCGAATATCTGAATGGCAGAACTGACCTCGGGAATGTGTACCCAAATGATGGCCCTTTGTTTCGCGGATGCGGCCCCCTCCAAGTAACGGGACGTGCAAATTTCCAGGCTAGTTCTGATTGGCTACGTGATCACCGAGGAATAGATGATGGCAAGATCATGGCTCTTGGTACTGATTACGCCGCTGACTTCTATGCTTTTACCATCGCAATTCCTTGGCTTCTTAATAATGATCTACTCAATGTATGCCTTAAGCAAGGCTTTGAAGCCTGTTGCGTAAGAATCAATGGGGGATATAACGGCTACGACGATCGCTGTGCTTGGTATCACAAATGCAAACAGGTGATGGTGTGATGGTTGGCCTCTGTCGTCTCTACTGTTATCGGCAAGGTGTCTTCAAGCTGGTTGATGTTCCTGTAACGGAAGCCAAGAGAATGCACCGTGAGCTAACCCTTGATGATTGGGTCGTCACTCACACTGAGCACATTTAGTTTTTCCTATTGACCAGTGCTCGTTCCAAACGATCAAGGCGGCTGTATAGCTCTTGCAGTTGAATCTCTGAGCGTATAGCCGTCGTGCTGGGGCGGATCAAACCGTCCTCATCGATGAGAACATTCTGAGTTGAATCGATTCGGTTCACCACTTGATTGACCTGCTGCAACTGAGTGAACATGTAGAGCAGTAGCGATCCTGTTGCTGTGCCACCAGCCGCAATGATTGCATCAACAGATCGAGCCCGGCCCTTCCTTTTCTTGGGCGTCTCCTTGACTGGTGGGAGTGGCTTGTTCAACATCAGTCCATCTTCCCCGTGTCGGTCAACAGGCTAAGGATCGTGGCGGTTGCCAACGTAAACATCTCTTGGGTGCGATCACCAATCTTTGGACAACGTTCAGCCAACACCACTGGTTCGCCAGGTCTGACCTGACTGCAACGGTAAATTGAATATCCAATCACCAGAAACTCAGCAAGAAAAATTGCCCCAAGCAATCTAAATAAGAATGGCTTGGGGCGGAATGGATTCATGCTGAAAGCTCTTGTGGATCATCTGGAATAGAGATCAACTTCCAGCCGTTAGGGTTGTTCCCTGGTGTCTGAATGATCGGTGCTTCGCCGTCATCAATAGGATCCTGAATCAAGACTTGCTTCTCTGCAAGACGTTGATAAAGGCTATCCCTGAAGGTGACGTATTCACCGACCTCATACTCCTCTTTCAAGCCAAACGACCTGAACCCGGTGTAGTTCAGTTCAAATGCACGACGTGCGGCATCATCTTGAACATCAAAAACCTCATCGTTAGGTTGTCCTGTTTGGAGTGCACTGCCATCTGGAACCTCTACGAATGCAACAGCATCTGGTCCCCAGCAAACGTGGTATTTAGTAGTCATGGTGATTAAGGATTAGAAGAGATTGTCCAACCCTTGTTGATCAGGTTGGTGTAAGCAGTGTTGGCAGCAGCAGTCCAAGTGGATTGACCAGCGTTAGTACCGTCATCAATGCCTAAGGTGATGTTGGATGCACCGTTGGTGTCCAGACTGACAAGGACGTTCTCGATTGATTGTGCGGTGAGAGCACTGCCTTTCCAAGTACTATCAAAAGCATTGCTAGCAAGTGTTCCCGTTGTGTCAAATACATTTGCTGGAAAGTCAGTCAGAGAAGAGCAGAGATTAAAAGCACTTGTAAATGCTGTCGCTGAGGATAGATCCCAGTTTGCTAATTCCGACACATCGTCAAGTGCGGCAATGTCTTGGAAAATGCCACTAAATACTTCAACACTGCCTGTGTTCATTGCGACAACAGTTGTAAATGCACACCCTCTGTAAGCCTGATATAAATCAGTGTTGTTTGGTGCGTCAATTGCAGGCATGGTTGACAAGATAACGCAACTCCTAAACAACGCACGGGCGTATGTACAATTACTGAAATCTAAACTAGAACCTCCTGCCAAATCACTGCATTCGTCAAACATGCCCGTAGCGCTAAATGGACCAGTAGGCATTGTCACAGGGGGGAAACTCGTAAGCCCTGTGTCACTAAAGGTACCTTCCAAACTTGTAGCATTAGAAAAATCAAGCGCTGGAAAGCTAGCTAGAGATGAACAGCGGTCCCAAGCCGTTGAAAAGTTTAAGCCTGAAGAAGTGTCCCACGCAAGTTGTGTTGTTAGAAGAGTGTTTTGATTCATGACTCCCGTAAAATCCGTGCAGTTTGAAGAATCAATAGAAGGTGAAATTACAAAGCTGTTCCTACCAAAGGTGCCTGAAAGGCTAGTTGCTGCACTTGTATCAACAATGAGATTTGTTAATGAGTTTCCAGAAAAACAATTCCTCCAGTTTGTAACCGCCGACGTATCTGTAAACGGACGATCATTGACGAAGTTAGGCAGCTTCATATTTGCGTAGGTGCTATTTACGCTTGTCAATGCTGCGCTTGTCGTAAGTGTCGGAAAATTAGTCCTATCAGGAGACGCCTCATTGTTATACCGACCCAATGCAGAGAAAGCATTGGTGAGATTAGTCACTAATGGAATGTCGGTTGGAATGTATTCCCAAGGGCTTAAGTTAATTGCAGTTACTTGCCCTGTGCAATTGCTAAAGGCAGCATGCAGGGTCGTTAAATCTGTGTACTTAAATGCAGGGATTGTGCCGCCCAACGCCTTCTGACCACTGAGCATGTAATAGAGTTGATCACCAGTAAATCCAGATCCAGAAGCACCATCTCGGAATTGTGGTGCCCACTGGTCAACACGTTGAATTGTGTCGGCGATGTCACCAAGCCTCACCGCGTCAAACCCATCATCAGCAACGATCTGAATACGATATTGGCCAGGGTAGGGGTAAGTGTGCTGAGGCAAGACTCCTTGCTCGTAGCGAGTGCTGGTGGTGTCGCCCCAGTAGATCCTCATCGATACTGTTGGGACGATGTAAGGCAGCGTGATTAATGCAATGCCTTCATTTGTTGGGTCAGTGTTGTAAACGAATGAATACGAATCGCTCTTGATCGGTTCATCAATGACGACGTTGTTTTTGCCCTTGATCACCGAAACCGCTTCAACACTGCTGAGTTGGCCATTCCATAAATAGACAACCTTCAGTGTCTGCCCTGGCCCAAACTCAAGCTCATCAGCGCCTACAGCTGGTTCAGCGACCGTTGGAAGCGATAGACCCTCGGTGTACAAGTAGTTGGTCTGATCCCCATCGCCAGCGGCACCAAAGGAGCTAACAGTTTTGATCCGCCCTGGCTGAATTAAACCAATCTGGGGATATTGAGGGGGGACACTATTTGCGGTTGATGTGCCATTGATAATCCAATCAAACGTACCGTTGGCGTTTGTTAATTCAGCAATGGTTGAACCACCGGCTTTGATCTTATAGATAAAATCATCAGTGGTAGTGTCTGAATCAAGCAGCAGGGAGAAACCGTTGTCGAAGTTGGACGAGGAGGCTAGGGAGAAGGCATCGGCATTACGGGTTACACCATCCGCTTGGGCTTCTATGTAGCTGGATGGTCCTCTAGAAGGATTGGTGTTACCCAACCTTTCAAGTTGACACCCCCACACGCTCCCGCCGTCAAACCCTTCATAGGTTGTCGAACCGTTTTCAATCCTTGAAACTTCAAACCGAAAGACAAAAGGACCTTGATCGCTGGACCCCTTAAGAACCTTCCACAGCCTGTACCAACCGTTCGGATATTCAATGTACTTAACACCTTGCTCAGCTTGAAGAGTGTCTAAGTTAAAAATGTCTTGATAAAGAATATCATTCCCACTTGATGATGACGTTGAATTGCCGATAAACACTCTTACAATTGGACTTGAACCAGTCTTTTTAACAAAAAAACTAACAAGCCCGTAACCATTCAAATTGGGATAGTTCTTTTGAGAGATGTTATTGTTTGCTCCAAACTCTGGTAGTTGGCAAGCATTCTGAGTATCGTCTGGAGATATTTGTACATTGTTAACAGGAAGTGGGTCCATGGTTAGGTTGCCACTAAAGCACCCGTAGCTGTTGGTAAATTTCAAACTATTTGTTACTTCTTCTTCCAACAACAACCCAAGAAACTCACCAGTCGCTGGGTCATAGTTAAACCGTGGCTCATCAATAGCAGCAGTCCTGATAATGCCATTAGCATCTACATAAGTAGCTTCTGAAGCCCTGCTAAACGTACTAGCTGCTGGTAACTCTGGCCTACCATTGATGACGTTATAGATTGTTTGTGGCCTGGACTTGGGATAGAGGTTCTTGATAGTCATGATCAGGTAGTAAGTGTCAGTTTGTGGGACTTAGAAGCTGAGCCATCAGCAGGCTGATAGGTGATTGTCAGTTCATCTCCTGACACCGAGAATGTGATTTCATTTGGCAGGGGATCGCTGGTAGTTGCTGTTACGGCAGGAGCTGAATCAGTAAACGCCAGCTTGCCAAGCAAACATGAAACAGGTACTTCATCAGCGTCGTAGCCCAGGTCACGTTGAGTGACGACAGGCCACTTACGGTTGTCATCTAATCCGCGCTCAAGTATTGGTTCGCGGATTGCTGATGGGCTTTGCCTGGTGATGCCATCCGATTCATAAATATCAGTACCAAGGATGACGTCACCTTGACCTGCTGGTTGGATCTGAAGATCAGCATCTCTGCCAGCTGTCGCTGGGTCTTGCCAGATCTTGTATCCACGTAGGTCAAGGTCTTCGGTCACCCTGAATATTGATTTGACTGCCTCCGGCAAGATGTAAATCGAACCAGTCTTCTGATTAACAACGAAGGTCTCACCAACCTTAAAGTTGCCATTTTCATCTGTACTGGACAACCAGATGCGCCCACCGTTCAGATAAGAAAGCCTGGAACCAGGGCTGCCGATTCCTCCCACCTCAAGTGTTTGATTCTCTGGCCTAGGAACACCACCGAAATCAGGGTGAGCGTTGTAGTCCGTACCTGAACCAACGAACTCCATGGTGTGACCACCAGTGGAGATGTACGACTGCAGATAGAACTTGATCGTCGTTCCATCTAATACATCTTTCTGCAGGCCACCGTTCTCAAAGGTGTCTGGGTTGATGTCAGTTGGAGTGACGACACCACCGCTCACATAGGTGTGGGGCTTGTCGTTTGGCCCGACATAAATAATGAATGTTGTGGACCCAGTGACGTCCTGAACCTTCAGCTCTTCCTCTGTTCTTGGGAATGAATCAGTGCCTGCATCAGGAGCAGTGCATTCCCAAACCATTGGGCTAATAAATGCTGTCCTTCCTGCCAGCAAGTTATGAGGCTTGTCAGTCGTGAACGAAACGAAACCAGTTACGTTGTCATAGACAGCATTGACGACGTTGGATTTATTCGCCGGTACTGGTACTGCTGACTCATCACTCTTCGGCGCAAAAATATTGATCTCATACCCAGTCGCATTCTTCCGCGAGCTAAGGATCGGATAAAGAACACCGCCAACATCAACAACCATGTTGTCGACTGGCGTCATGGTCCGAGGGACTGACCAGCCCGTTCCTCTTGTGAATGATTCAACTTGGAAGAATTGATCGCCTGCAAGCGCATCGCCTTTCAGTGCGGCCTGGAAAATTGCTGATGGACTCTTGCCATCAGCAATCAAGCCGTATTGGCCAAAGTCAGTGGTGCAATTGCTGAGGTTGAGCTGGCCGCCATTCTTTGACTTTGCGTGATACCAGCAGAACGTTCCAAAGAACGACACCAACTGCGCATATCCGTTGTTGGTTGACAGGACACCGGGACCGCCAAGTGAGATCTGAGTAAAGGAATCAACGACGTAGCTCCGTAGTGGAGACGACGGATTGACCCGTTCTCCGTCAACCAAGATGCCGCCACCAGCTGGGCCTGACGTCGTGTCACCACCTTCACCAGCCAGGAAATTGATATTGAAGTCAGCGTTATTTGTTTGAAGGTCAGAGAAGTGGGTGGAGTTCTGGATGTATGGCGACTTAGTAATAAATGCTTTGTCAACATTGCCGTCCTTGTCTTGGTTCCTGTGAGCCGACACCCAGCCCTGACCTGGTGGCAAGCCAAGCGTTGGGTCGTCATCAACACCACCAGTGCCACGAGCACCAAGACTCTTCAGGCCGCAGAAGGTAAACCCATTGAGATAGGAGCCACTATCCGTCTGAAACATGATCTGGATTTCTTGGTCGTAGATAGAAACTCCGTCTTGCGTTCCAACAGGTGTCATCAGCCTTCGGTCTGGTGACTCGTATGGCGGAATGCCAGAGCCACCAGCACTAGAAGAACTCTCGTAAATGTCTGGGTGGACGTAGGTATTACGAAGCGACGTACCAAGGATCGATAGGTTCTTAGCTTCAATCAGGATTGGCAGCTTCTCGTGATAAACACCAGGAGCACACTGAATGGTGTATCCATCTCCAATCCTTACGTCTAGCGGTGTAATTGTTCCGCCACTGGCGTAAGTGTGAGTCTTAGGTGTTGGGCCTACATAGAACCTGAACTCATTGGGCGACACGATGGAGCTGACCCTAAACTCCTTGCTTGAGGGAGGGTATAACTTGGTCCCTGGGACATCATCAACGACACAGCTCCAAGTAATAGGGCTGAGCGTGATTGTGTAACCAGCGATCAGGTCGTGAGGAGCCGTTGTCTGGACGTTGATGAAGCCACTGGTGTTGTTGTAAACAGCAGCGCTAACAGTCGAGACTGTGCTTGGGACTCTTGAGTTTGCATCTGCTACAGCAGCCTTAATTGTCCGATAGGCCTCGTCAGGCTTCCGGCCTGGATTGTTGTCATTACCCTGCGGATCGACATAGATAATGCTGTCCGGCTGAAACGGGTTTGGGACAACTTGGCCTGAGGAGATGTTTCTCCATTCGGTCCCGTTGTAGATATTGAACGACTGAACTTGCTTGTCACCAGCAGTTTTATATTCCTGATACCAGAACCGGCCTGGCTCAATCACCTCCGACGAAGGTGGTTTTACCTCAGCCTGAATCGGCTGGAAGAATTTCTTCTGGGCACCAGCACTAGCCAATGCACCATCAATCCATCGGGGGTAGGTCTGCCCCTGCTTCATCTCCGCTTCGGTGATGACGTCATCAACGTCGCCTAAGTCTTCTAGGTCAATAAGCGAATCAGGCCCTGTCCCGCCACCAGTGAGGTTGCTTAACCAGTCAGCCAGTTCCTGATCGACAAACAGGTTCTGCTCTTCTGAGGTGTTGAGATCTTGGGCGACGATATAGCTGCCGTCTTGCCACTGAACTGTCTGCTGCGTGAAGTCAGTGGTTCTCTGAATCTTGATCTGCTCGACTGAAGTCGGAGCAGTACCAACCTGGATCTTTTCGTTGCTCAGCCAGATGTATTGATCATCAGCTGGGACACCGCTATCAATCAGCTCAAGCTTGGTTCCTGTATCTGTTGGCTTGTCGCCTTCAGCCAGTCGGTAGACATCAACGTCAGCCCGACTGATGAACTCAAACTTGACGTCAAAAACAAGATTGCTGCCGTCCCCCGCTTCAGTGGTGGTTGCAAAGCTTGCCATGACGTCAGACTTCTACGGGGCAGTAAGCCTATTGTGGCCTGCTGAGCGCATCCGTCAAAGCTTTTACCCTGGCTTCTCCTTCATCAAGCGCTTCTTTGGCCCCTGCTGACTCCGCATATTCAGCAGTCAGATTGGTTCCCATGAGAGTTGCCTGCTCTCTCCACCTAGCCACAAAGTCAGGAGGGTTCTCCATATTTCTCATCTTCGCTGTCGTCATCTCTGCGTAATAACGCTTGAGCGCATACATCATTTTGTACGCCGGAGCCTGTCGTTTCTCACCTTTAGGAGCGTCCTTCCCGTAGGACGTTGGATCTGCAGCCTCCATGCTTTGATACATCTCGCTCTGCGACAACGCTCTGGCTGCCTCGATAAAGGTCTTACCGTTGGTGAACTTGCCAAGAAACAGCGATAGATCAATATTGAAAAGGTCCGCTTCAGCGTTGTACTTGATGCCTTCTGCGGTCTGCATCTTGAGGAAAGGAACCTTGACGCTGATCGGTGTTTTAGTAATCAGGCTTGGATCTGTCGTTCCCTTCAGTTCGCCATAGGTGTCGTTCCAATACTTCTGCATGTCGTCCGTCATTGGGACATCTAAGAGACGACGTGAAACCAACTCTTCGGGGCGAGTCAGCAGGTTGAGGCGACGTAGTTCCCCAGCGATTTTGTTGTTGTCGTGAATTACGGGGTCGAAGCGATTATCTAGATACCGCTTGATGTCGTAGCCCCATGGCAGGCGAATCTTTTCGCCATACCAAGACTTGTCTCTGTACTTACCGCCAAAGACACCAGCCAATCCAGTGACGTTATAAGCAGCATTCCGCAGCCGCCGCTCCCATGTCTGCATCTGCGCCTGACCTTCAGCGTCAAGCTTGAGGAAGTCCTCTTCTGTCCAAGCCTCGTCCCGATAAAGGTTCGACTGGCTGGAGTTGGTGAATCGTTCGATGCCACGCATAGGCCCTGATGGCAGATAACGACCAGCAGCCATGTAGCCAGCAAAAGCGCCAAAGCGGTCCTGCTGATAGGGGTTGCCATAAGCAACTTCCATCAAGGTCTGAACCTGACCAATGGCAGACGACCGTGACAGGTGACCCATCAACACACCAAGCGTTGCTTCGGCAAGACTTAACTGATCAAACTTGCTCGAAGCAGCCTCCATAAGGTTGTCCTTCAGGTCTTCCATCAGGAACAGCGTGTTGATAAGCGGGAAGCCGCCAGGCATTGAAATAGGGCCAAGGCTGTTGGGCTTACGACCCTGCCCCTGCATCTCAAGTAGCCACTGCTGACGGCGCTTTGCGCTTTCTGGATCACCCGGAGTCACAGCTGGGCCATTGCCAGTAAGCAAGCCAGCAGCTGACATGGTTCCCCAGACCGCATAGACGTGACCAGCCATGGCCAGCGTTGCTCTATTGCGACGGATCTCCTTTGGCGTCATGCCTGGCTTCATGAACACTTCCTTGATTGCAGGTGCCCATCCCAAATGATCAAAGTCGAAACCGGTGCCCAGGAATGGTGCGCGGAAATATGGCATTGCCGCTTCAACCATCGGGTCTCGGCGCACTTTGTCTATGCCGTCATAGATGTCCCGGATCCGTCCGCCAGGCCTGCCAGGGCGATTGGCAAAACGCATCTCTTCTGCAAAGTCCGACGCTGCTTGGGTCTGGGCATTACCCGCGCCAATCATGCCGCCGTACTTTTTGCCGACACGTTCTTC